TCTCAGTTGATGCGGTGGGTATATGTAAGTCAGGTTATTATACCAAGGACATAAGCATGATCTGCAAAGTCGGCTCGGTGATCAAGAAAGGCATCATTAGCGAGAAGCGGGCCGAGTGCGGCATCCAACCTCAGAGACGCCGTAAGAAAACTACTAAAACTACTAACCACAAGTAAAGAGCGAGGGCATTCTATGGATCAGGAACTGAGAGAACGAAAACTACGTCAACAGATTCACGGCCTGCGGGTTAAGAAGTTCCACTGGCCCCTGGACGCCTTCAAGTTCATCATGAACGGCATGGGCTATGGCGATTCGCTATCAGCTCTATCCGAAGACAAGCTGCTCGAGTTCAAGGCCATCATGCTCAAGTATCGCAGACATGGCAGACCTCTCGAATACAACTACGATAAGCAGGGCAAGTACATGCATGCTCTGATGAAGCAAGCCGGCTGGACCGAGTCCCAGCTGCGGGCATTCACGATCAGTCACTATTCCAAAAGCCACTGGAACCTGCTCTCCAAGAAGGAGCGCAGAGCGGTTATCGCCATGTTCCAGTCCTACATCAAGAAACAAGAGATCAATCAATCACCAAATAAACAAAGCGATCCTAAGGAGGATTCAAATGAGTAAAGCGAGCACACCAGTCAAAGAACGCACCTTAACCGATGCTCAAGGTAGGGAATTCCCAGTCAAGGTGCTGCACACCGAAATAGTGGAAAAGGACGCCGCAGTCAAGAAAGCGATGGACTGCGCCATCAAACTGCAAGAACGTATTATCTCCGACAAACAGAAGCTGATCCAGACCATCGAGAAGTATCTGAATGACGCGGCTCGCAGGAATAACCTCGAGTGGAAAGGCAACGCCCTGCTCATCAGCTTTGATGAGAAGTACCGGGTCGAGATGCGCTTCCGGGAGAAGATTCAGTTCGGCATTGAGCTGCAACTCGCCAAGCAGAAGATAGACGAGTGCATCAAAGCCTGGTCTGCCGACTCTAATGACAATCTCAAGGCTATCGTCAGCGATGCTTTCCAGTTGGACAAGCATGGTCAGCTTGCTCGCTATCGCATCTTCGCTCTGCGTCGCTTCAAGATCAAAGACCCGGTCTGGAGAGAAGCGATGGAACTCATCGATAAGGCTATCCTCGTCACTTCCACCAAACAGTACATCTCGTTTGCAGTGAGAGACGAAGCCGGTAACTACAACAAGATCGTGCTGAACTTCAGTGCCCTGTAATTCTGTCGCATCCTATACCAGCAGATTTTGACGGAATAATGGGAGCTACAGATGATGACCGCAGAAATGACCCAAGGATCGAGGTGAACGTGAAGAGTTTCAAAGACCGCTACTATAGACCGGATGAGATCGCCGACGTGCTGAACGTCGCCCGCTCCACCGTCTATCGTATGATCAGAGACATCGCTGATCCTCTTCCCGCTTATCGCATCAATGACAAGGGCCCCTTACGGGTTCATGGCAAAGACATCAACAAGTATCTGGTAAGCCACAAGGTAAGACCTGAATATGAGTAACGCACTGGAGTTCCGCATCAAGCGGGACAACTGCAAAGAAGCCTATCTGAACGGCAAGACCGATCCCACTGAGCTGGCGGTGATCTTCGGAGTATCCGATATCACCGTCCGCAAGTGGATCAAGTCCGGCAAGTGGGACGAGATGTTCAAGGAAGAGCGCAAGCTCGACCATGAGATCAACTTGGCTCGCAAGAAGGCACTCATCCAGGCACTGCGTGAATATGCCAAGAATCCGGCAGACACCGCTCTGCAGAGCCTTGTAAGCCTCATAAAACAGAACCAGAAAGACTCCGAACCTGCCAAGGAACTGAACGACTACATCGTGCGCTTCCTGGATCAGGTGACCGACTTCATGATCGAGAAAGGACATGCGACCCTGCTTAAGCAGTTCCAGGGTGTTGTCCTTGACCTTGCCGAGTACTTAAGAGTTAGAAATGGATAGATATACAGCCACGGACATGGTTGCCTCCAAACCTACACATCAGCCCACCCTCCAAACCCTCCAAGCCTACAGAACAGCGGAGCCGTTGCCTCCGGCTCCGCTGAACCTTCCGGAAAACCCACAGCCTCCAAGCCAACAGCCCGACATGGTCAGTCCTCCGACCTCCGGGTCCCCGACGTCCGTCCCCCTGGGCGTCGGGGGGTTACCCGGTTATGCCTAAGAAGTTCATTCAGCGGCATAACAAGGCTCTGACGGAGATCGCATCCAAAACGATCTCCGTCTTGCCTTTTATAGACGATAATCCAGAAGCAAAGACTGAACGGATAAGACGCGCCACATCAGAGGGCTGGGATGCTTTCTCGTTCTTCTGCCATACCTATTTCCCGCATATCTTCCCACTACCTTTTTGCCCAGCACATGAGACTATGTTTGATGAGACTGATAAGAGATCAGGCATCATCGGCATAACAGGTTTTCGTGGGCTGGGCAAAACGGTACTCATGGGAGTAGTCTATCCCATCTGGAGAATCATCAAAGGTGAACGCTACGTAATCCATACTGCTGCAGACGTAGATCTGGCTCAGGAGCGCACCGCTTTCACTTTGCATGAACTGCAGAACAATAAGCGGCTCACGATGGACTATCCAGATCTGCAGCCAATGGATGCCTTTGATCTGGACTTCTATCTCAAGAACAAGGCCAGGATCAGAGCACGTTCTATCAAGCAGAGTCATAGAGGAACTATCAATCCCAAGACTGCCAAGCGGCCCGGACTGATCGTCTGTGATGATATCGATAAAGAAGAGAACATGGGTAACCAGTCCATCGGTAAACGTAGGATGGAGAAGATCACCCAGGAGCTTGCCGGAGCACTCTCACCTGAGGGAAATGGCAAGATCGTCTGGCTCGGTAACCTGGTACATCCCAATTACTCCATCTGCCAGTTTCAGGAGCTCATATTAGGCGATTTACGAGCAGATAATCCAGAATTAGACGTTACCTGCCAGATTGCATTAAAGACCCACCAAAAGGCGATATTGCGCTTCTCTCTCGAAGATAGGCAGGGCAAGTCCATCTGGGAGGAGCAATACCCAACCAGTACCTTGCCAAACCTGCGAGCTAAGTTCGGTCATACCGGATATCAAAGGGAGATGCTAGGACAGCCGGTAATCGAAGGGAACATCTTCAAAAACCACTGGTTCACCAAGTATAGAATCCTGCCTGAACCCTCCCAGATGAAGCGGGTCTGGCTCTATGCCGATCCTGCCTGGGGAGAGAAGGGCTGTTACAAGGCTGTCATCTCCATAGGCTATGATGGTAATCGCTTCTACGTGATCCACGTCTGGATACGTCAGACTGAGAATACCAAGTTCTTCAGATATTACTATGATGCCTATCAGGAGCTTGATCGAATCTACAGGTTTAAAGCCAGGGCAGCAATAGAAACCACTTACGGACAGGCTCGTATCCTGGCTGACTTCGACAGATGGGCTACTGATAACCATCTCCCTCCAATGAGTCATCGCATTAAGCGTATAGACAATAAAGACAACAAGAACCTCCGCATCGAGAGAACCGAGACCATCATTGAGACTGCCAAGGTGCTCTTTCCGGAGGGACAGGATACTCCTACCCTGATCTCCCAGTTCCTTACCTATCCTGATGGCTATATCGATGGCTGTGATGCTCTGGCAGGCTGTCTGGAACGCTTCTCCGAATACGATATTGGCAGGAACAGAGTCAAGGTCCGAAGGTTCAGCTTCTAATGAACTACTATGATCAGCTAATGCTTGAGTACTATAGGGTCTTGAATAATGCCTGGAAAACCGAGATCAGAGATGCTACCCGACTTGCCATCCAGATGCTGAGTGACAGGCCAATAGCCGAGAAGATCAACAAGAACTCCATAGATAAGCTTATGGGCATCATTAACACCCAGTTGGGAGATGACTTCGCAGCACTGGTCAATGAGCCCACCAAAGCGATAATAGACCGTTGTGTGCGGCTCGGACTGAGGGACACTCAAGTGCAAGCCCCCACCAAGACCAGCATCGGACTCTGGGGCATTGAAGATCAACACCTATCATCCACAATCCAGAAGCAGCAGTTGTTCTGGATCGGGAATCACTTTGAAGCCGATGTCCGGCAGAACTTTGCAGACACACTCTCCAAAGCCATCGAGCAGGGCTATACTAAAGAGATGCTGGCTGATACCCTCAAAGACCAGTTCAATGATCTCACTAACCGCTCATCCCACTACTGGCAGGGACTGGCAGAGCATACAGCACTAAGAATCAGGGAATTCGGCAGGCTACAAGGCTACAAGAAAGCTAAAGCCAGATACTACAAGCTGGTGGTGATCCTGGATGACCGTACCAGTGACATCTGCCGGGCATTGGCTGCCCAGGATAATATCTATCCTCTAAACGATGCTCTGGAAGTGATGGATAACCTGATGGCTCTGGATACCAAGACCAACAGCCTGGATGATGCCAGGGAATACATCAAGGCACTCGCACCCTGGATCAAAGATGATCAGATCGAATACGATTCAGAGATGAACCCGATAGGTGTTTCCGGAGCGCATACACCATTCCCTCCGTTTCATTGGAAGTGTAGGACGACGACAGTAGTTATATGACTTGATCTCTATAGAATTTTAACAGGGCTAACAAAGAATCTTCACACTGACTTAGCTCTTTCTGAAACTCGGGATTTGATATATCTGTCACGATATTTTCTTTTTTTAAGTCTGCAGTAAGGCTATACTTCTTCCAAGTTTTATCCAATGCTTCCAATGTATTGAATGCATTATTGATCAGGGTGTCATTATTAGCGAAGATATGCTCATAGATTCCGAATTGCCAACGCTTTAGTTCTCGATATGATTCCCAATATACTTGTTCGAACTGATCATACGAAGTATGGATTTTTGCGACAAACAGCAGTTTAGATTGGAGACCTGTTAATAGTGTTAGTCTTTCTTGGAGTTTTACTTGATGCTTCATAGCTTCATCGTTCATACGAGATTGATATAGCCATATTTTGATATTTGCTAAAGAAAACAGCAACATCGATAAACCACCGACTAAAGAACCGAAGCTACCCCAATCATTGTGGTCATTTGATAAGTTCCCTCCAAATGTCACAACATAGCATGACATAATAATCACCAATGCCAGGGCAGTAATAACAAAAAAAACTAAAACGGTTCGTTCCATTTTCCCTCCTAACTTTATTCAGAAATCTGTTTAAGCATATAGTTCATTTTCAGCGATTCCGTGGAAGCATCGTACACGCTGCTGACTATACAGGTTATATGATAGTAATGCTTCAATTTTAACTCTGTTATGGTCGTTAACAAGTCTTCAGACCATTTTACTACAATGGGTTTCGTGGAGCCTGATTGTAAAAACTCTATCCTTTTCTTATATATCGATATACCACCTAGTTCCCCGAACAAAGTAACAGTCTCATCAGGTATAGTCTTTCTAGTTTTGATAAAATTACTAATATATCTTGCCCTCTCACTAGTCACCTTCAGAGACTTATGTCCCTTAGATTGGAAAGGAGAAATCCAATCAATAATAATATCATTCCCATTCGAGTATATCGATTCATAGAACTTATTAATTGCCGAAATTGTCTCTCTTTGCCGGTGTTGGTCATGAAAAACTGAGATTAGATCATCCTTTTCATTGAGGGCTTCCGTTAGGATCATGAACTCATTTATAACCTGTTCAGTCTTATTCATATCACTGACCAATTCACCCATATCTATCTGATCTACCTGTTTGGACGTGAACACAAGCCCAAATGATTGATTTACTACGGCTCGAAGCTCCAAATCTGGAGGAGTATAATATGTTAGTTCTTTTTTAGACAAAGCATCGAAGACACTGGAAAGAGCATTAAAACATTTTGCAATTGAAAAGAGTCACTGAAATCTGCAAATTGGGTCACCGAAAACTGCAAATTCCAAAATAGATACAAATCCAAGACTCTAAATACTACCTAACGAAACACGTACTGGTATATTGCATATATCATTACGG